GGTTTGGCACTGGCCGGGCCGGCTGTCACTCCCTGCCTTTGCCCTCGGCGAAGGGCACGTTGCCGATGAGCAGCTCCGTCACGGCCGCGCGGCCGGAGGTGTCGCGGCAGACGGAGTAGCCCGTGCCCAGCTCGATCATGGGGAAGGCCCGGAAGAGCCTGCGGATCTCTGGCACGTCGTTCAGGCTGAGCAGCCAGCGCGCTTCGAGGCCGGCCAGCGTCTCCGCCAGGCGGCCATAGTCTTTCCGCGCGAAGAGCCCCCTGCCGTAGTCGTCCTCGCTGCCCCAGTAGGGCGGATCGACGTAGAACAGGGTGTGCGGCCGGTCGTAGCGCGCCAGGCAGTCCTCCCAAGGCAGGCACTCCATCACCACGCCGGCCAGGCGGAGGTGAACCTCGGAGAGCTCCTCCTCCATCCGCACCAGGTTGATCCGCGGACGGCCGGTCGTGGACGTGCCGAAGCTCCGCCCCTTCACGCGCCCGCCGAAACCCAGGCGCTGCAAGTAGTAGAAGCGCGCGGCGCGCTGCACGTCGGTGAGCGTATCTGGATCGACCTTCAGCAGGCGCTGAAACTCGTCCCGGCTGACCAGCGCCCACTTGAAGAAGCGCAGGAACTCCTCGCAGTGCCATTGCAGCACACGAAACAGAGTCACGAGATCCCGGTTGGCGTCGTTCAGCACCTCGGCCTTCGCCTGCGTCTGGCGCCGGAAGAAGACGTGCGCCGCGCCCATGAAGGGCTCGACGTAGCAACTGTGCGGGATGCGTTCGATCGCCCGGACGATCTTGTCCGCGAGGCGGTGCTTGCCGCCGATCCACGGCAGGAAGCCTTCCATTGAAACGGCTTTTCACGATACCCTACGCGTCCTTGCACGGGAGCGTGAGGCGGTTTGCAACCGTGGCCCGCATGCCGGGTCGTTTCGGGGGGTGCCACCCCCGGAACCTTGCGCTCCTCTCCTACAGCCCTGCCAGCGCCGCCAGGGCCGCGGCCCGCGCGGCCTCCACGGCCGCCGCGTCGGCCGCTGCCTCGACCGCCAGCTTGCCCTTGCGCCGCTCGTGGTCGATGGCGGCGGCCTTGGCGCGCCAGGCGTCGGCGGTGGCGATGATCGCGTCGGCGGCTTGCCTCCCAGTCTGGCCGGTCGCCCGGCGCTCGGCATCCACGAAGAGATAGCTGGCGAGCTGGGTGCTCGGATAGCCCGCCGCCGCATAGGCCCGCGCGTCCCGCTCTTTCTCCAGGTAGGTGAGTGCCTGCCCGGCTCCGGCTGTCAGATAGCGCAGGCGCGCCGCCTCGGCCGCTTGGTCAATTGCCGCGCTGGCCTTACGCTTCGCATCCGCCAGGGCAAACGCAGGATCGTGCAGACTCTCCAATGGAGGGAGGACATCGCCCGGCACAACGGTCTCGCCAGGCTGGGCCGCGTAGCTGTCCGGCACAAAGCGCAGGTTGCACGCTTGTCCGGCGGCTGTCCTTTCATAGACGATCATATCAGTACTCCCACCCACAGATGAGAATGGCGCCAGAGCCTCCGGCTCCCTCGATCAGGTAGTACATCGTTTGCGTCACGTGCATGGGAAGCCACCAAGGAACCTCTTGATTACCTGTGGTCTCGTTCCTTATGTTCACCCCCCCAAATTTGGCTTGCGAGGCCACGGATTCCGGGATGAGCACGAGTAAGCTAATGGCCGCGGAAATACCAGCCAGTCCATACGCGGAACGGGCAGTGACCGGAAGGGCGGAAACCAACGAGACCGCGGTCTCAACCGTTGCTGTTCCGCCCGAAAGGACACTGATGGGTGCCCTGGAAACTCGGTCGTTGTTCTGGCGGATGACGATAAAATTGCTGCTTGCGTCATTATAGATCGCCCCTATGTACTGCTTGAGCGTGTAGTTGGCGGGCAGCGTGGGGGCGGTGCTGCTCGTCGAGAGCAGGCTGGCGATCACCGGAGTTTCGGGGTCGCGCACGTCGGCGATGGCCCAGAGGTGATACCAGGTCGAGGCCGCCTCGGCCCCAGCGTCCAGGCCATTGGCCCCGGCCGCCGCGATGTCCACGGTCAAGCTGACGCTGCTGAATCGCACACCCTCCACGTCCAGCAGATCGGCGGTGATGTCGAGCTTGCTATTGGGCGTGGTCGTATTATTTTTGACCACCAGCTTCTCGAACCACCGTGGCGAACGCGGATGGTGCTCGGTGACCACACGCCACACGCTCACGCCATCCGAGATCACGTCCCGCGCCCGGTAGCGCGTGGTCAGCTTGATCGCGGTGGGCGAACCCGTGCCGTGGCCGAAGGTGTCGGCACCCGCCCGGTTGATGGTGACCGTGTTGGCCGAGCCGTCGCTGCGGATGAAGCGGAAGGCGAGCGCCGCCAGGGCATTGGCGGCGGGCAGGTTGATCGTGATGTTCCCGCCCGAGGCGTCCACGATCACCAGGCCCGCGTTGGCCGCGGTCAGGGATTTGGGGGAATCGGCGAACACGACGGTGGTCACGAACCCGCCCGCATAGCGCCTCACCGCGTCGCGGAGCTGGGTGGCCGTGCCCTTGGCGAGCACGATTCCCGTGGCCTCGATCAGGTTGACGAGCTCGTTCTGCAGCTCATTCATCCAGGTGGCGACGAACTGCGTCCCCGGCACTCCGGTTTGCGCGTTCTTGTCCACCCAGGCGCCGGCGCTGGAGCCGGGCGAATCGATCTTGTGCATGGCGTCTTTACCCGTGCTTGAAGTAGAGATCGGTGTGCGCCTGTTTCACCCGCTTGAGCTCGGCCTCCAAGCGCTGGGTGTTGTAGGCGCCGAGCTCGTCTCCGCAGACCAGCGCCCCGCATTCGGCGGGGTGAGTCAGCACCACCGGGGCGTTGATCTGGAGTACGAACCGGGCGAGCTCGGGCGTGAGTTCGTCCCCGCACACCATCACCCCGCAGCGCGATGGGGTGAACTCGGTCCACGTGATCGCGTGCCCGAGCCGCGCCGCGCGGGCGCTCCAGCCCGCGCCGGAAACGTCTCCGTCCTCGGCCAGGCGCGACCGCGCGTCCTCCCGCCGCTCGGCCAGCGCCCGCCCGGCCTGATCCGCCGCCGCGAGGCCGGTCACCCGTTCCCAGTCCAACAGCAGTTCGGCCGTGGTGCGCGGATCGGGCTCGTTCAGGAGCGCCCCCGCGCGGGAATCGACCCGCACCAGCTCCCCGGCCAGCGCGGCCAACAGCTCGTCCCACGCCGAGCCCCGCTCGATCCGCCAGGCCGCGCCGGGCGGCAGCAGAGCCTTGAGTTGCGCCTTGTATTCTTCCGCCGTCAGGTTCCTCCGCAGTTAAGCCCCCTCTCCTCCGGGAGAGGGGGTTTGGGGGTGAGGCCGGGTGAGGCCTCACTGCCAGGTGATCGCGCCCAGCGTGGCGATCTCGCCCGCGGCGTGCGCCACGTTGGCCGCCGGGCTGACCAGCACGTGATCGGTCTCGCCCTCCGCCAGGCTGATCGCCTCGCGAAGCTTCGAGAGGAGCACGGTGCCGCCCGGCTCGGCGTGCCGGCGCAGCAGCGCCTTGATTTCCGCGGTCACCGCGTCCTTCACCACCTGGGTGCTGGGCGTGAGCTGGATCGTCAGGTTGAGCGCCTTGGCGATGGGAGCGGTGACCGTGACCGCGCTCGGCAGGGGCCGCCGGGCGTCGATGTACGCCTGCACCTCCGTCACCTTGCCCGCCGTGGGGATAATCGTCGCGTCCATCGCGTCGTTGTCCACCACGAACTGCACCCCGACCGTCCCCAGGCCGGTATAGAGCGCGGTGTCCCAGGCCCGCGTCACCCCGGCCACCTCCAGCGCCCATTGCACGTAGTCGCCGTCCTTGCCGTTGGGCACGCCCAGCTTGAGCCGCAGCAGCAGGCGTGCCAGCAGCGCCGTGTCGGTCTCGGCATCCAGCCCGCCCGCGAGCCCGCCCGTGGCCACGGTGGCCTCGCTGTTGATCCCCGTGACCGGCGAGACCAGCGTCAGCTTGTCGCCAGAGGCGGCGTTGCTCGCCTTGCCCCCGGTCTTGGCCGTGACCGCCGCCGTGGCCGCGCCCGCCGCGATCGTGCCCTGCGCATCCGTGGTGTATTCCTGCCCGTCGCTGCGCTGGAGCGCGGTGCCCGCGGGAATCACCACGCCGTCCGTGCCGGTGAAGGTCACATTGCCCTTGGCCTGGGCCGCAGCCTTGCGCGTCAGCCCGAAGATTCCCGCCCAGCGCTCCAGGTGCTCCGCCTCGGCCGTGTCCGCGATGATCTGCCGCGCCAGCCAGTCCAGGTAGCCGTACAGCCCGTGCGCCGCCCCGGCCAGCGCGCGGGCAATCACCTTCCGGTCCGAATAGGGCAGCTCCGCGGCGGTGAGCCGCGCCGCCAGGTCCGCGTCCGCCCGGGCAATCAAATCCTGCAGGGTAGGGCGTGCGAAGGCCATCTCAAGGCACCTTCAACTCCGTTTCAAACCGGAAGCCCTCGCTTCCTTCGGGCCGGTCGATCCGGATCTCCAGGGCCAGCCAGCCCGGCCGGGACTGCGCCGTCTCCACCTCCACCGCGCGCGCCAGGCCCTCCTCCACCAGCCAGCCCAGCGCCTCCTCGGCATAGCCTCGCGCCAGGGCCAGCGTTTCCGCCGTGAGCAGGCTCCGTTCCAACAGCCACAGCCGCGAGCCGATGGGCCGCCCGGCAAACGAATCGCCCCACCAGCCGCGCGGATCGAGAGCCTGCCC